GGATGAAATAGAGAAGAAAATAGCAGAAAACATGGGGTTTAGCGCATCTTCTGATGACCGATACAAAATCCTTGAGTTTCATGTAGACCTTGATATATCAGGTTATGAAGACAAGGATGAGAAAGGAAAAATTACAGGTATTGCTTTACCCTATATTGTAACGATAGAACGCACATCAAACACGGTGTTAGCAGTAAGACGTAATTGGTTGGAAGACGATAAACAAAAATTAAAACGTCAACACTTTGTTCACTATCCGTACATTCCGGGGTTTGGGTTTTATGCCTTCGGGTTGGTTCACTTGTTAGGTTCCTTCGCTAAATCAGGTACATCATTAATTAGACAACTAGTAGACGCAGGAACACTAGCAAACCTACCCGGAGGTTTTAAAACCAAAGGGATGCGTGTTAAAGGAGATGACACTCCCATACAACCCGCAGAGTTTCGTGATGTAGATATACCAAGTGGTTCGTTGAAAGAAAACATCATGCCGTTGCCTTACAAAGAACCCAGTCAGGTTTTGTATAATTTAATGCAAAGTATTGTTGAAGAAGGTAGACGGTTTGCTTCTATTGCTGATTTAAAAATTAGTGATATGTCTTCGCAGTCTCCTGTAGGTACAACGCTTGCTATACTTGAACGTACACTGAAAGTTATGTCAGCAGTACAGTCTCGTGTTTATGCAGCAATGAAACAAGAGTTTCAGTTGCTCGCAAAAATTATTAAAGATGACACACCCAGTTCATATGCGTATGAACCAAGCAAAGGCACACCACAAGTTAAACGTGCTGACTATGATATGGTTGAAGTGATTCCTGTTGCGAATCCTAACTCATCAACAATGGCACAGAAAGTTGTGCAGTATCAAACAGTAATGCAGCTTGCAGCAAGTGCGCCACAAATCTATGACGTTCCAGAACTACACAAACAGATGCTGGATACAATTGGAATAGATAAAATAATTCCATCGGAAGAAAAACAGAAACCAACTGATCCAGTTTCTGAAAACATGGACATATTAACGGGCAAACCTGTTAAAGCATTTATCTATCAGGATCACGAAGCACATATCCAAGTTCATATGAACGCAGCACAAGATCCTTACATTGCACAGATGATGGCACAAAACCCTAATGCCCAAGCTGTTGCCGCAGCAGGACAAGCACACGTTGCAGAACACGTTGCGTTCCTGTATCGAGCTAAAGTTGAAGCAGAACTTGGTGTACCGCTACCAAAACCAGATGAAGCATTGCCAGAAAATGTTGAAGTAGAATTATCACGGTTGGTCGCAAAAGCATCAGAACAATTGTTACAAAAGAATCAAGCGCAAGTACAACAGGAAGAAGCAGCGCAACAAGCACAAGATCCGGTTGTTCAAATCCAACAACAAGAAATGCAGCTTAAAGAACAAGAATTACAACGTAAGGCAACTAAAGACCAAACAGATGCTCAACTTAAACAAGCTCAGTTAGAGTTAGAAGCTGCCCGTATCCAATCTCAAGAAAAACAATCAACTGCTAAAATATTAGCTGATGCAGCTAAAGAAGATGAAATTTTAAAAGTTAAACAAGCTATAGAGGGAGCTAAATTAGGGTTGGATTTAAATGAAAAATTATCAGGCATGGTAGATAAAACGCCAGAAGAAGGGGGTTAGATGGACGCATATCAGTTGGTAGTAGATGAAATTGATACCAAACATAATATTTTACTTCAAAAGCTAAGTAGTGGTAGTATTCAGGATTATTCCGAATATAAATACATATGCGGGGTAATAAATGGTTTACTTTCAATGAAAGAATATCTACAAGACTTACAAAAAAGGTTTGCAGAAAATGAATGATACAGCAGAAATAACTGATTTAGATGAGAAAAAAGCTACACAACTACCTAAACCACAGGGATATCATATCCTTTGCGCGGTTCCTGATATAGAAGACAAGTTTGATAGTGGGTTAATAAAAGCTAATGAAACCCAGAAAAACGAAGAAATCTTGGCAACCGTACTATTTGTAGTGGAATTAGGCCCAGATTGTTACCAAGATACTAACAAATTCCCCACAGGCCCGTGGTGTAAAAAAGGTGATTTTGTACTTGTAAGACCCCATACAGGCACACGAATACATATTCACGGTAAGGCTTTCAGGATTATAAATGATGATTCTGTAGAAGCCGTAGTAGAAGACCCCAGAGGTATTCAAAGACAATAATTTCTTTTAAAATCAAGAGGATATAGAGATGCCACAAACCGCATTAGAAGATACTGAAAGTAACGAAAGTGTTATTGATGCACCGCAACAAGAAGAAAGTTCTGAACTTGAAATAGAAATTGTAGATGACACGCCTGAAGAAGATCAGGGGCGGGAGGCTATGCCAGAGGAAATTGTTGAAAATCTTGAAAAAGATGAATTAGACGAGTATTCCAAGGAAAAAGGCAAGCAATTAAAAAAAGTTTGGAATGATGAAAGAAGGGCCAAAGAAGCAGCGTTAAAAGAACGGGATCACGCTACAAAATTAGCAAAACAAGCCTTAGAAGAAAATAAACTATTAAGACAGCATTTATCTGAAGGTGAAAAAGTCTTAATGGATAACTCCAAAAGTAGCGCAGAACATGAATTAGCTTTAGCTAAGAAAACCTTTAAAGATGCGTATGATGCAGGAGATGCAGATGCGGTAGCAGAAGCTAGTGAAAAACTAGCGGCTGCTAAGTTAAATCTTCAAAATGCAGAAGCCTACACACCGCAATATTCAGAAGAGGCTTTACAAGCGCATGAAGATAGTGTAAATAAAGAATCAGAACGATTGGATCAATACCAACAGCCTCAAGCAGATGCAAAGGCGTTAGCGTGGCAAGAGCGCAACAAAAGTTGGTGGGGAGTTGATCGTGCGATGACAAGTTTGGCGTTTGGTACACACGAGCAGTTAGTAGCTGCGGGGGTTGACCCAACATCAGACCAGTATTATGAAAGCATCGACAAAGAGATGCGAACAAGATTTCCTGAAAAGTTTGAGCAGGAAGCAGAAGAAACACCTTCTACAAACGGAAGTGGAGAACAGGCACAAAAAACTGTCGTTTCTCCTGCAAAACGTAGCACTAGCTCTAAACGAGTAGTGTTAAAGGAATCAGAAGTTAGAGTGGCTGCAAGATTAGGACTTACTCCTGAACAGTATGCCCGCTCAAAAATGGAATTGGAGGGCTAGACGATGGAAAACACTAAAACAGGACGGGCTGGGAACACGAGAGCTACTGTTTCCCGTGAAACACAGAAACGTCCAAAACAGTGGACTCCACCTGAATTGTTACCCGAAATTAACAAGGAAGAGGGAAAATCCTATCGTTTTGTCCGTGTAAGTTCTATGGGTCAAAATGATCCACAGAATGTATCATCCAAATTCCGTGAAGGGTGGGAACCTGTAAAAGCATCAGAACATCCTGAAGCATTTACAATGCCTGATCCAAACAGTCAATTTAAAGATTCCATAGAGATAGGTGGGCTGCTTCTCTGCAAAACTGATGAAGAGCTTACTCAACAGAGAGATGAGTATATTGCTGGACGAACCCAACAAAATACAGAGTCTGTCGATAATAATTATATGCGCGAAGATGATCCTCGTATGCCGCTATTTAAAAATAAATCTACGAAAGTAACTTTTGGTAGTGGTGGAGGAAAAGGCGCATAGGCATTAACTTTCTGTTAAGTGAGGAATTTAAACTATGGCTTATCCAACGGTAGATGCCCCATATGGTTTAAAGCCGATCAACTTGATCGGAGGACAACCTTATGCGGGTTCAACACGGCAGATAACAATAGCTTCGGGCTACGCCACAAATATCTTTTGCGGGGATGTCGTTAAGCGAGTAGCTGACGGTACTCTCGAAAAAGATACAGGCACTAGCACGACTGCTACTACTGGCGTAATTGGTGTTTTCATGGGCTGTACTTATACAGACCCCGGATCAAACACTAAAACTTTTAAACAATATTGGCCCGCAAGCACAGTAGCGTCTGATGCAAAGGCTTATGTTGTTGATGATCCTGATGCACTATTTAAAGTGGCGGTTGTATCATCTAGTACTACTATTGCTGGTACTGGATATACGTCAATCGGCAACAATGCTGCATTAGTACAAAACGCAGGTAGCACTACTACTGGCAACT